ACCGTGGTCAAGATCGCGTTCCGTCTCCGTTTCAGACGATGGTTCCAAAGGCTCCAGATGCACACATCGTTGCATTGCCTTTGAATGAGAAGGGTGTTCCGATTGATCAGGATGGAAATCGTATAGAAGATAATACGATCATTGAGTGCGCTTATGACACCGACAAGGGGCGCTGGATTATCATGCGCACCCGCTATGACAAGACCCATCAGTATCGCGTCCTGGGTCGCCCACAGTTTGGTAATGATATCTCAGTTGCCGACTCCATCTGGACCAACATTCACGTGCCGATCACGGAAGAGATGATTCGTGATCTTGTTGCAAATCCCCCGGACTCAACCTTTGAGGATGATCTGTATTACCGTGATAATCTAGATGCACGTGACAGGATTCTCAAGGATGTCTACGGATTCCACAATCGGATTAAGGACAGTTTGTATCGCTCCTGCATCAAGTCCGGTGATTCCCTGCTAGAGCTTGCAGTGGGTCGTGCGGGTGATCTTCTGAAGTGGAAAAGAACCAAGCCGTCACTGGTTGTAGGTATAGATTCATCCTCATCTTGCCTTCTCTCACCTCGTCAGGGGGCGTGTGTTCGCTACCTGAAAGAGAAGATGAATCATCCAAATGAGTATCTGCCTCCAGTGCTGTTCATTAACGGTGATATGACCAAGCCTCTCTTTGAAGGTGACAACAAGTATGCAAACATTATCACTGGAACTGAGCCTGCACCCACACCTTACTTGTCCAAGTTTTCTGGACACACTGAGTTTGATGCTATTTCCTGCCAGATGGCAATCCACTATGCGTGTGAGTCTGAGGAGACGTTCAAGGTCTTCGTATCTAACCTAGAGAACCACGGAAAGGGTATGTTCTTTGGAACGTGCTTGGATGGTGCTGCAGTCTATTCACTGATGCTCGGAAAGAAGAGCCACATGTTCCGTGCGGGTCGCCAGATCTTTGGCGAGTTTGTCAAGGACTACGATGATGGAACTGGATGGACAGAAGAGTTCGGTCAAGCGATCTCAGTCAAGTTGGAGAGCTTTGAGCAGCCTCAAAAGGAGTATCTAGTGCCGTTTGAGAAGATGACGGCTGTCCTCAAGGAGGCTGGATATGATTTGGTTGGAAGCACGATGTTTGCTGATCACTACTCTGATCAGAATGGAGTGACCCTAACCCAGGAGCATCAAGCATTTAGCTTCCTTCATAGGAGCTTCGTCTTTGAGAGGTCCAAGGAACCTCGTAAGCCTAAGGAGACTGAGAAGCAAGAGGTTACACTCCCAGTTGCGCCACCTGAACCCGAGGTCAAGGATGAGCGTTCTGAGCAAGAGAAGCCATCTGAAGCCAAGGCACTTCCCAAAAAGAAGATCATCAAGAAGGTTGCTGAGCCCGGTGCTGAGCCAGTCTTGTTCTTCGGAGCGGATGAGGGTAAGGGTGAATGGCGTGTGCTCTCCAATATGCACGAGGCTCCCTTCCAGATCGACTCCATCACATTTCCAACGGTTGAGCACTACTTCCAATGGGCAAAGGCTAAGCAGTTTGGTGATGGAGCCATTGCTGACAAGATTCTGAAGACACCTTCACCCAAGGCAGTCAAGGCACTTGGTAAGAAGGTCAAGGACTTTGTGAAGGAAGAGTGGGACAAGACGAAGGATGGCATTATGCGCATGGCAGTCAAGGCCAAGTTCATTCAACACCCGGATCTCAAGACGAAGCTCTTGGAGACTGGAAAGCGCCCGATTGGTGAGGCTTCTGCTCGTGATAAGTATTGGGGTATTGGAACCTCTGCTGATACGTCCAAGGCAAATGATCCATCCAAGTGGCCTGGTAAGAATGTTCTTGGTAAAATTCTTATGGAACTGCGGACAGAACTTACGGAGTAAACAAGTGAAATAGAATAATGAAATATCCAAATATCCTCTTCTTCCGTGATGAAGAGTATTCTGCAATTGATACATTTCTTGCAGTGAACGAAGAGAAGCTTAACTGCACAGTTAATCCAACATCCAATCCAGAGGATGTTCTCAAACTTTTTGATCCTAATTATCACCTAATCGTGACCTATGGAAAGTCGGAAGCCGAATACTATGGACGAATGAGTCATATGGTAAACCGATTTCGTCTTCGTTGGCTTCACTTTTATGAGAATATTAAGGACATTGATGCATTTAATCGTGGTGTAAACTACTGCTATATTCACAATTGTCTTCTACCACGTAAGATCACACGTCCTATCTTTTCAATTTTTACAACATGCTACAACTCCTATCAGAAGTTCTATCGCCCTTACAACAGTCTGAAGACACAGGTCTTTCATGATTGGGAGTGGGTTGTTCTGGATGACTCTCCTGATGATAAGCATTTTGAGTTTCTCCGGGCGATTGCAAAAAAGGATCCTCGCATTCGCCTTTACCGCCGAGCAGAGAATAGTGGGAATATTGGCAATGTGAAGAATGAGGCTGTCAGTCTTTGTAGAGGACAGTATATACTTGAGTTGGATCACGATGATGAGATTCTCCCCGAGTGTCTATCAGATGCTGTAAAGGTTTTTGAAGATGAGTCAATTGGATTCGTCTACATGGAGACAGCACATCTCTACGAGAATGGAAATACCCACTCTTACGGTGATCATTTTGGTCTTGGGTATGCCGGATACTACTGTCAGAAATACAATGGTAAGTGGGTGAATGTGATTGCGACACCTAATATCAATAATTACAGCCTTTCTCATATTGTAGGCGTCCCGAACCATCCGCGAATCTGGCGTAGCTCTACACTTCATGAACTTGGAAACTACTCAGAGTTCTTGCCTATTTGTGATGACCAGGAAATCCTATTACACACTGCAGTGAAGACCAAGATGGCTCATATCCCAAAGCTTGCATATATTCAGTATATGAACGATGGATGGAACAACTTTTCACTGATCCGAAACTCTGAGATTAATCGTCTTGGACCCCAGTTTATTGTTCCACAGGCATATACTGAACTCAAAGTGGATGATGTCATGCGTGCAAAAGGTGGATTTGAAGAGCCCACAGAGAACTGGTGGACTTTGCCGATGTGGAAGCGCGAGAACTTCACCAATAAGTATTGTAATGCTCTGATCAATCTGAACTACAAAAAGCAATACTGTATTCTTGGTTATAGATGTCTGATGGAATGCATAGAGGAAGTTCGCACCCTCTATGAAAACCCCGAGAACGACTTCTTGGTTTTGGAGAATAGTATGACAAAAGAAGACCTTTGTGGGATACTTGATGGACTCAAGCTAAGTCGGATGAAGTGCTATGCAATGTCCGACTGCACTTGGGATCAGCTCTACAAGTACTTCTTTTTGGTCTACAAAAGCACAGATGCACACGAGGTCTGGAACTCTAGCGAGTCTGCCTATAGTAATCAGCATATGACATCGTCGATGCCTGCGGTTGCCCCTGCGCCAGTTCAGGAACAAATCGCTGAGACAGCCTAGTTCCGATGATCTGAGTAGCCTGCTCTGCAGTAATCTCACCCTTCTCAATCTTTCGCTTCAAGGCAAGCATTTCAAAAAAGGTTGAATCAAGACGATCCTCTGCGTGCATCTGAAAAAGGGAAGGATAGTTGAAATAGAGGACCTTATTATCCTCTTGAAGCTTCTCCTCGTATTGGATCTTATTTGACTTCAGATGAGCCCATTTCTCCTTGGACGCATCCATATTACGAACATGTGCTTGGAGTTGTGTAGCGGTAAGATCTTCATCATTGATTCCACGGGATCCGGCGATCACTTCGGCTTCAGTCAATTCACGAGTTGTTTGGGGCATACCTATACTCCGACCAGTGGCTTTAACTTTGTCATTAATGACGCACACTCATCATGAGTAGTCATTCCAGTCAAGATAATCTGACCCGTGCGAAAGACCTTTGCAATCCACTTGGTTTCTGGAAAGTAGATCTTCACTGCAGGATACACCGCTGGTTCATAGACTGTTGTAACTCCCTTTCCACGCAAAGATGCATATAATGCATCACGCGATAGATTCTTTGTATCCACTAGCTTTGTCTTGTAGTTCATCAACACTACACGACGTGTGTTAGTCCATTCTCCTGAAATCACAGCTCCAGGACAATGTTCCATGATGTGTCCACGCAACCGCGTAGTGACATTTCGGTCATAAGACTCGTCTAGAACGCCCGTGATATGAAATACGCCGTTCTGGAAGATTTTAACAGTAATCTCCTTTCGAGGAAACTTGCCATCGCCGTCAGACATGACAACGACTGTAATTGAGTTATGTCCAAATCCAGTTGTTCGCTTAGGAGGAGTTGTCTTTGCCCTTCGCTTTATGAGATCGCGCTTTGACGATCC